AGGTCTTGAGGAATCGTGCTATGTTCTGAGTAACGTGTACGTCCTCGAAAGGAACTTGCAGGTCGCTCAGGATTACGATTTTCTTCATCAGTCCTCGTCGTCGTCCTCGTAGGGTATGTTATCTATGCGGTTAGGCAAGTTAGGGATAATCCAGTCAGGGAACGAGTCACGATCTCCGAGAATCCAGAACGCATGAGTCTCGGTAAAACCAGCCTTACGCAAAGACTTGTAATACTCGTTAAGCGCGATGCAGTAAGCATCGAGAGCCGAGTAAGTGTCTAAGTCTATGACTGGTCGTTTCCTTGCCATAGGTAAAGTGTTACTTACCTAACATCTGTAGCATTGCAGCGACACGCAAGTTTTCTTAACCGATTAAGGCTGCGCCGCAGGTGTAAGTGACTGGGAAAGCATTAACCGCGGTAACCATGACGCGCCAGATGGTAGGCAATGGGCCGTTGTAAGCTGAAGTTGATGGTGTTGACCCAGGATATACTTGATACATGGTAGTAATTGCTGTGGCTACTGCTGCACCAGTAAAGAGTGTGTAATATATGCCCGATACTGGGTCTTTGCCTTGAATAGATACAGCAATAGTTCCAGCCGCGATTGCACTTACATTACAGACCAAGATGCAGCCTCGGGAATTAGTGTTTGTCTGATCTGCTGAATACTGCGTTGTCGTAGCATTGACTGCATTGATTAATGCTGTTGTGTTTGTATTAACCGCAGGCAAAGTAACCAATAAAGGCACATCTGATGCGAGAACTACGGGCGTACTATTGTTTCCTGTTGTTTGTCCTAGTCCCACTTGGTTCTCTTTTCTTTAGTTGTTTACTTGCTTAAAAGGTCAATAATGGTATCGACCCGTGCTTCTAATCTGTTTACTTGATCTTTAATGGAGTTTCCGCTGTTAGGCTTTAACTCTGTCAGGTAATGCTTAATCATAAACTGCGTATATGAAGCCATACCACCAAGAACAGCAATAATACCCACAGCCCAAGCAGCAAGATCTACTGCGCTCATTTCTTAGGCGTTGCGTATCCGAATACGCCAGCGACTAGGGAACCAAGGATAGAGCGATAATCTAGCGAGAAGTTAGAGGTTGTACCCCAGACTGCTAGAAAAGCTCCAAGGCTCATTACATACGGATTTTTTGGATTCATGCTGTTCCACCTATCATCGGGATATTAAAGAAAGAAGAGTCGTTGTCGCCTGCTTTAGTAAACGAGACGTGGCAATGGTGATTGTGCTTATTAATCCCATCGTAAGGACGCCAAGCCCAAGATTTCTTACTCGAGCATATCATTCCGTCGAAGATGACATAAGAGATTCTCTTATCGCCAGCTCTAGCGCAGAGTCGTATCTGATCTGCAAGGTTAGGCATGAGGTCTGGCTTGGCTTTGCCAGATAAATCCCTGTCAATATCAATCGCTCGGACGATACCTGTTGCATCAGGATTGTGGTCAGACACACCTGCTTGATGACGTAAGTCGCCAATCCAGCCGTCCGAGGTTCTATCTCTGTCTGGATAAGTATCATCTACTTGGAGCCTAAGCTGTTGTCCCGCTTTGCATAGCAATGGCTTCACAGTCTGCGCACTCCCATTTCTTTAGATTATTTAACAATAATGACTCATGACCGCATTTAGGCATTGGAGCAATGAAAGCGTCATCTATGGGGTCATAAGTGAAACCGACGCCAGCATAATTATATCTAATCTTCCCGTTATACGATGTTTTAATCCAAGTGCCACCAAGATTATCTAATAACCATTGGTAACCTTCATCTCCTGCTGGATCATTGTTATCTCCAACTAGAACACGAATAACTTTATTAGTTTCATCAACTTCAGCCCAATGACTCATACTGCATACCTCACAATAACTAGACCAGAGCCGCCTGCGCCGCCAAGTGATCCTGCACCACCGCCACCGCCACCAGTATTAGTTGTGCCTGCTGTTCCTGTGCCGCTCCATTGACCTGCGCCGCCACCGCCAAGTCCACCTGCGTTGCCGTTACCTAAACCAGAAACTCCACCGCCACCGCCTGCGTAATAACCGCTAACACCTGTAGAAGTAGCTGTAGCCCAAACAACATAAGCATTAGAACCATCACCGCCAACTGTTCCAACTGCGCTAACGCTTGAAGTACCACCAGCTGCTGATGCACCGCCACCGCCTGCGCCTGCGCGTTGTGCGGCTTGACCTGAAATAGAACCACCTACGAAACCTTGTCCTGTTGTACGCGCTCCGCCGTTACCTGTGCCTGCGTTATTCCACGCCGCACCGCCACCGCCTGAACCACCAGCACTTCCGTTATATGCACCAGATACAGTAGATCCTGCGCCGCCTCCGCCACCTACGGCTGCTGTTAATGCTCCTAAAGTTGTATTACTGCCGTTAGTTCCGTTGCCAGACGATGATCCTGCGCCGCCACCGCCAATAACAACGCTGTAAGAATTAGCCGCAAAAGATTGGGCTGTTAATGGTAGAAAACCACCTGCACCACCACCGCCGCCGATTGGACCACTTAAGTTAGAAGCTCCACCGCCGCCGCCACCAGCAATAATTAAAACGTCGGCTGTAAGAGTTCCACCTGATACACCTAAAGTCCCATTAGAAGTAAAGACTCGATAGTTATATCCGCCTGAAGTGTAAAGTGTTCCGCCCGTTACTGTAAGAGGCGGGGCTGGCTCACTTAAAATACCTGAAGTAATGCAACCAATCATTATGCAATTCCACCAACAACGTACCAAGTATCTGTTGCGGTCTTGATGCAAACGGCTGTCTTATATTGAGCCACAGTAGGAGCAGCTGGGACAGTTCCAGCTGAAAGAACTGTAGTTGTGCCGCTTGTAACGGCAGAAATTGTTACCAAGCCTAATCCTTTATTAAGGACTGTAATGGCTGTGCCTATTGGAAACGCTACAGAAGCGTTGGTAGGAATCTTAAATGCTACAGCTGTAGCTTTATTCATAGGCTGTAGGACTTGGTACTGATCGTTTAGAACGGCTGTGTAGTCCACAACTGCGTCAGAGTTAATTGTAAAGGTCACCAGACCATTAACTGTAGAGGCGGTAAGTACATCGCCTGTTGCTGCTGGTAGTCCTGCTGCCATTATATCTCCTAGTATCCCAATGTATTAGTGCCGATTATACCGTAATACGAGCTTTCAACCACGAAACCATCGGCTATAGGTTCCAGAGTTGTAATAGTTGCCATCATCTTGTTAGGGGTAATATCCCATCGAACGCCTTGATATTGAAGGTTCTTCACAATAGTCGAGCCGTCTGGCTGGATATTGGTTATAAGTAAGTTGTCGAAGAAGTCAAGCCCAATCATAGTGTCGGTTGGTACTGCTGGATCTAACAAATCCACAACCATCTCGTCAATACGGATAGTGGTTGCAGCTCTAGTAGCAACGTACTCGAGGGCGATATTGCTGACAAGGGCGTCAGTCTCAGCCACTAGGTCAGTTTGTGTAATTGAGTGAGGAAAATACTTGTCAATAGAAGCCTGGTTAATTGCTGTGATTGTAGAACCGCCAACACGGGCAAAGTTGGCTTGGTTGATGATGAGCTTATCGTCAAAGGCAAAGACAAGGTTACGGTAAGGAATACCGCCAGTCTGGTTAAAGGCTACGGGAGTCTTAGATAGGGAGTTCATAACGTCTGTGCGGTTCTTAAATACCGCTGTACCAGAGCCATTCATATAGAACGCGCCTGTCTCAGATACTTCAGCGTTCTTGATTGCTGCAAGGCTTGTGCGGTTAGTTCCGGGGTCTGCGATACAAGTGTTAAGCCCTGTAGAGATAGTACGCATAGAAGTAGGGAACGAGACTTGGTTCAAGATTGCTGAGACTCGAGCAGAAGTTGTCTGCCCTGCTGGGCTAGAATCCACAGTCGAGATATTAGCCATCTGAAATAGACGGAAAGCATCTGTACATGAAATATCGACATAACCAGTATCTTGATTTACTGGGTAGGTGTATTTATAGTCCGTAACATACCCAGAGAATAGGTACTTCTGAGTCGTGGCTGTAGTTGCAGATACGCGCAGCTTACGCAAAGGCGCAAGGTATCCATAATAAGGAGACGCTGTATTCTGCGGGTTAAAGTAAGAAAGAGGATCTAATACTCGGACTGTGCAAGTGCCAGCCTCGTATGTGTCGCGCTGGATATTACGACCACGGGTAATAGAAATCTGATAGACGTTAGGCGTAAGGTCGATGACAGGTTCTGGAAGAGCAGAAGTGCCAAGGGTATTAGTGCCTAGGATTCCGTATTTAGGGTCACCAATTACGAACCCTGAATAACCAAAGGTTGCACCATTGGAGTAATCGAAGGAGACGGCTATCTGTGCTGGTAATGCCATTATCCGAACATTCCAGCAATACGACCAATCGCGCTAGGTGAGCCCGAAAGTGAGTTGGTCTGTAATCCAAGTTGAATAGCATCTACCAAGTCCTGCTCTGTAACTACGTTGCCTTGGACATATACCTTGACGTTAGTACCTGCGCCAGTAACGCTTGAACTGTCTACAAAGTTACCAACGCCAGACTGTAAGCCGTATGAACCATTGCCAAGGGTTGTAGAAGCGTTAGTTGATGGTGTGCCAGTTTGAGGGATATTAGCTCCATAGCCAGCGGTTACGCCAATGGCTGCCAAAGCCTGATCCATACCCACGCCATTATAGACACTTGGTTTAGATAGGTCTGGGAACTGAAGATTGTTTAAC